ATCAAGGGGCTTGACCTTCCGGACGCGGTTGGGGCCATCTGCGCGACGATCCGCCATGAGAAGCCGGAAGTGTGCATCATCGACCCCCTCTACCTGATCCACGGCGAGGACGAGAACGACCAGAAGGCCATGACGGAGGTGTTCAGGCGCATATCGTCAGTCCAGCGGGAGACGCAATGCACCATCGTGGTGGTCCATCACGACGCAAAGGGCAAGGCTGGCGACCGTGACAAGCGCGACCGTGGAAGCGGTTCAGGCATCATGGGCCGGTTCAGTGACTCGCGCATCCTGCTGACCCCTCACAAGGACAACCCCGAAGAGCTGGTCTGCATCGAGACGCTATGCCGCTATGTGCCACCTCAGCCGGGCATCGTCTGCCGCTTCGTGGACGGCGTCTTGCAGGTGGAGGAGCAAGAGGAGTGCACACCCGACACCACCAAGTCCACCAGACCGCGCATGATGAAGAGCGAACAAGCGGTCTCTGACGCCGTCGAGCGCATCGGTTTGGAGATCATCCAGAGGGGGCCGTTCAACGTTTCAGCCCTCCACATGATGATGGGAAGCAAGGGGCTTGGGCTGGTCACAAACACCAAGCTGCAGAACAGGGTCATAGACCTTTTGAAGCAGTCGGCCGACATCCCCGGCAACGCATTCAGCGCCATCGAAAAGGGCAAGGCGGTGTACTTCGGGACACCTGAAAAGCTGTCCGAAATGGCTGAACCCAAGGCTTACAAGGATTAAGCATGTATAAAACCTCTATTAAACCATCATCAAACCACTATCAAACCATCATCAAACCATCATTAAACCACTATCAAACCAAGTGCGCAATTGTGCTATTACAACCATCAAACCAACTATCAAACCAACCACCACCCCCTTTAGGGGGGTGTGGTTTGATGGTTTGATAGGTTTAATACACAACATCGCGAGTCGGATAGGAGAAGCAGGCAATGAAGAACAAACACCCCAAAGCACCTAAGCAGGTCATGCACATGCTCACGCTGGGCGACCTGGTCAAGGTCAACGGCGAGACAGGCGTCATCGTAGAGTCAGAGGCAGAGAGTATGCATGACTCAGTCAAGGTCACACTGCGTCTATGGAAGTGTGACGTAGATTTTAGGCGTGTGACAATCTGTCACATCGAAAGCGAGGCCACAAGCATGAGCGAAAAAAAGCGGGCGGCAAAAAAGTACGTGAAAAAAAATCGGCCCTCTGAAACCGTTCAAAAGGTACTCCCTAGAGCATAAACGACCAGACCCCATGGGACGAAGTCTTAAAAAAAAAACGAGTAACAACAAACGAGAGGAGACGGGAACAATGAGTCAGTTCAAGAGACACATCAAACGGCAGATCATGGCCCAGGTACGTGAGGAGGCCATGACGCAGCTACCCCAGTTTTGGGCGCAATTGTGCGGGCTGCGGTTCAAGGACAGGGTAAGGTTGGCCGTGTGGCTGATCTTCAAACAGAGCGACATCAAGAAAGGGATCGCATCGAAATGAGCAATGGAACGAAGAGCGGCTGCATGAAGATCGTCGAGCGCAAGCTTGATGACATCCGGCCCTATGAGAATAACCCTAGGATGAACGAAGCGGCGGTCAGCGCCGTGGCCGAGTCAATCAGCCGCTTCGGCATTCGGCAGCCCATCGTCGTGGACGGCGAAGGCGTCATCATCTGCGGACACACCCGACTGCTGGCGGCGAAGAAGCTCGGAATGGAAACATTCCCGGTCCACGTCGCCAAGGACATGACCCCCGACAAGGTGAAGGCCTACCGGATACTGGACAACCGCACGGCGGAGCTTTCCTCCTGGGACTTCTCGAAGCTCCGCGAAGAGATCGGCGAACTCGGCCTGAGTGACGAAGACATGGAGCTGTTAAAGATCGACGTCGGGTCATGGCCCGAGATCGAGGTGCCGGACTTTGAGACGCTTCATGTGGACACCGACCTGGCCGCGGGATCGAGGGCCAGCATGATTTCGATCGGCAAGCACCGCATCCCGATTACTGACGCGGAGTATGACGCGCTGATCGCGGCCATGGAAGAATATGCCGAGGGTGCCGGGACGAACTTCGGGTTCGCTCGCTGGCTGCTTGAGAAGGCTGGCTTCGAAGTACGGAAGGAGGTGTCCGATGTTGAAGGGCAGACTATCCCTACGCTTTGACATCCGCAAACTGTCCGGCGCGGAATACAACCCGCGCCGGATTGACGCGGAGACGTTCGCCAAGTTGCGCGAGTCCGTGCGGACGCTCGGTTGTATCAAGCCGATCATCGCGAGGAACACCACCATTGTGGCCGGCCATCAGCGCACCAAGGCCATGATCGCCGAGGGCATACACGAGGCACCGGTCTACCTGCTCGGGCAAGATGCGAGCACGTATGACGAAGTACGGTTCAACCAGTTGCACAACGGCACGGACATCGACTACGGGACGGAGCATGCCTACATCAGCGCGGCAGGCCTTCAACCCGGCTGGGTCTATGTGACGGCCGACAAGATCAAACAGCGGGCTTGCGGATCCGAAGAGTTCGGGAAAGTCCGTAACGAAATCCTGCGGCTGGTCAGCCGGTACGGCGGCTGGGGCAGTTGCGTGGCGAACACGCGCGGGGAAATCTTCCACGCGTCGCAGTATGCCATCGCCTGCACGAAGGTGGGCGAACCCGTGCTGGTCTACATCGTTCCTGACGACATCGAGTCCGCTGCACGCCAGGCGCTGGGCCGGGGTTATGGCGAGTTCTCCTATGACCACCTGCCCAAGCAGACGCACATACAGACCCTTGCACAGCTTCCCAGGCTGTCGGGCGATGACCGTGACAACTGCTCCCCGACATACGAGTCGTCAATCATCCCATGGATGCAGGCCAACCCGAACGCCAGGGTTCTCGACTTCGGCTGCGGCAAGGGCGACTACGTGAACCGCCTGTCGAAACTCGGAAAGCCGATCATCGGCATGGAGTTCTTCCGCAGGCGCAAGAGCGAGAACAGCATTGACGTGACCGCCGTCAACCGCATGGTGGACGTGCTCGAGAAGGGGATGACTTCAAGCGGCCTGTTTGACGCGGTGGTGTGCGACTACGTGCTCAACTCCGTGGACAGTGTGCAGGCCGAGAACGATGTCATGACCTGCCTGAACGCGTTCTGCCGCGTTGGCGGCACGGTGTTCGTGTCCGGAAGGCGGCGCGAGCAGGTGGACAATGCGCTTAAATCACCGCGTGCGGTCAACCGCACACTGAAACGCGGCATTGAATTCCTTGACGAGAACGGCTTTTCGGCCATGTACCGGTCGGGAAGATGGTTCTATCAGAAGTTCCACACCTTCGAACAGGCTGAAAACCTCGTCAAACGCTTCGGTTTGGACGTCATCCAGCACAAGGAAACGCATTCAGGCTTCCAAATTACAGCGAAAAAGGTAAGTAATCTTAACCGTGACGAGGTGAATTTGAGCCTCGGACGTGAATTCGACATGCCTCTGAACGACGACGGGCGCAGACTCGGACGCGGAAAAGGCATGATTGCAACATACGAAAGGGTCATGGGCTATGCGTAAACAGGACGGGTGCGAGAAAGTCGCGCAATCAATCACGTTGTCGAAGTTGAAGAGCATCGCCGAGCGCCTTCGCGCCGGCAAGGAGCCGACGATCGAGGAAGCCAACTACTCACAGAAGTTCATCAGGACCATTCCGCGTGACAGCGTGGTGTACTGGCTTGAACAGCTTCACGAAGTCATGGACAGCCAGGGCGACCGCGACAAGGTCGCGCAGTTCGTCGCCAACTTGAAAGGCATCTGATGCGATCACCGATGGCAGGCATAGCACGGGTGGGACGTCCGGCCAAGGACGGGGCGACACGCAAGGCCGAGTACGATCAGCGCCGGAGGACGCTGGTCAGAAAGGTCTGCGAGCACCCCGAACTGCGGGCGAGGCTTGAAGCCAATCCCGAGGAGTGGCTTCGCTACTACTGCCCCATGCTGTTCAACCTGCCATTCGCCGACAGTCACCGCCAGATCATCCGCGCCGTGGTGGACTCTTCGGACAACGCCATGAACGTGGTGGTAGCCGCACCACGTGGCGAGGGCAAGACCTCCATCCTCCGGGCGATGTGCGTCTTCCTGATCGTGACCGGACGCGCGCGGTTCCCCGTCCTGGGCGGGTGGACAGGCAAGGCCGCAAAGATCGGCTGGCGCCAGTGGAAGATCATGCTCACCTCGCCGCGATTCGTCGAAGACTATCCCGAGTTCGCGCAGCCGTTCGCGGAGTCCACCAACTCGACGCGCCTAAACTCGCTGGTGTGGGACGACACGGGCAAGGAGACCGGCGCGGACATCCTGGCCGTCGAACTGGTGATCGTGCTGCCCGATGGACGCGGGGCGCTGGCGGCCGGATCGCTGAACGGCGACATCAAGGGGACGAACATCCCGTTGAAGAGCGGCGAAGTCATCCGCCCCGACATGATCCTGCTGGACGATCCGCAAGACGTTGACCGCGCAGGCGACCCCGTGTTCGTGGACGAGGTCGTGGACAAAATTAACACACAGTGGATGTGTCTGGGTGGCCCTGATTCAGGCATCCGCATGATGGCGGCGGTCACGATCAAGGAGCCCGGCGACGTTGGCGACACACTCGGGAGCGATCCGGCCAACATCTTCATTCGCATCTCGCGCATTCTGAAATGGCCGGAGGGCTTCACGGACAAGAACAGCGCCTGCCGCAACCTGTGGGACAGGTGGTATGACCTGTTCTCTGACGCATCGACGCGCGAAGAGTCGTTCAGATTCTACGAAGCCAACAAGGCCGTCATGATCAAAGGCATGCAGGTAGCCTGGGAGCACAGGCGCGACCGCAAGCGCAAAGACCCTGACGCGTTCTTCTCCGCGATTGCTGACTTCTACAAGGTCGGCGAGTCGGCATTCTGGTCGGAATACCAGAACCGTCCGATGAAGGGCGAGACGAAAGTCTACTCGCTCACGCCGCAGATCATCATGTCCCGCACCGTCTCGCTGAAAGTCAACCAGCAGCCGGAGGCCTCCGTGCTCCGCGTCCTGTGCACGGACTTGAACCCGTCCTACGCGCTGACCTCCACCATGAAGGCGTTCGACACGAAGCGGCGCGGCCACGTCATGTGGAGCAGCCTGTTTTCCGAAGACCCGCTGCCGATCCGCAACACCACGAGCGTGGACATGCGGTGCGCGCTGGTATCGCAGGCGCTGTTCAAGCTTGGCGCGGTCATCTGTGCGCTACCAAACCCGCCCGAGCACTGGGGCATTGACGCGAGCGGCGAGTACTTCGACGTGGTGGTGGACTTCGTGAAGAACTTCAAGGGCTGCCACGCCGTCGCCATGTGCGGACGAGCCGGCAAGAACTACAACCCGAACGTGAAGAGCCGCATCGGAATCGTGCGCAATGGCGTGTACGAGTGCATGGAGCGCGGCAAAGGCAAGTGGCTTTGCTTCGACGCGGACATTTACAAAGAGACGGCGCAGCGGGCGTTCCTGTCCGAGCCCGGCGCTATCGGTTCCTGCACGCTCTTCGACGGCAATCACCGCGAGCTGGCGATACAGACCTGCCGCGAGACGTTGGCCGACAAGGCAGAGGTGGCAGGGCGCATGCACTACGAGTGGGTGACCCAGCCTGGCAAGCACGACTTCCTTGACACGCTGTCGATGAACGACGCGCTGGCGGGGTGGAATGGGATAGGGGCGTTCGGGGAGTCGGCCAAGCAGGGGCGCGGCCGCAAAAAGATTTCAAGCATGGATATGAAAGCGAGGTATGCACATGGCTGAGAGAAAGAAATACAGCGGACTCATTCAAACCGTCAGCGACCGCGAAGAGGGGCTGATGTGTGACGAGTGCGGATGCCGCATGTCGTTCGTGATCAAGACCGAGCACATCGGAGACTCGACCTGCCGCATACGGAGGTGCCGCCATTGCGGCCACACCTTCCACTCGGTCGAGTCCAAGAGCCAAAGCAAAGGGGCTACATGAAGACAACTGACACAGACGGAATACTCGACAAGTGCCACTGCGGAGCATACGCAGGATTTAACTGCGAAGTAACGCATCAGCCCAACTCTTGGCAGGCGTGTTGCACAGAATGCCCTGAAACAACCGTTTGGTGTTTTTGCCAAAGCAAGGCCATGATCGCATGGAACAAGCTAATCAGGGCGATTAAGGCCAACGAAAAAAAATAGCGTCAGGTCTATATATAGACTTTTTTATCTTGTCAACATGCTCGGAAAGTGTCAGGTATTCGCGCATGACAAGCACTGAACAGCAAGCGGCCATAGATGAATCCCTGCTTGACGCGGCGACCAATCCGAAGACGATGGTGACCGAAGGGCTCACCATTACGCGCCAGAGCATCGGGGAAATCATTCAGGCTGACAGGCATCTCGCAAAGAGGCGTGTATCTGGTCTGGGCATCCGTGTCGGATATGCTACACCTACGAGGGCGGGGCTCTAATGTCAAAGGCTAAAACACAAACGGTTCGCAAGACATCGGAGTGGGGCGTAAAGGCCTCCTACGATTCGGCGCGTACAACGGCCGACAACGCCGCTTTGTGGTCGTTCACTGATTCCCTGTCCGCCGCAATGGCGAACAACCCCGCTGTCCGCAAGGTCATCCGCGAGCGTGCCCGTTATGAAGTCTCGAACAACTCCTACGGCGACGGCATCATGGATACCATCGTCTCCGACCTGATCGGCCCATGGGTCACGATCAAGATCGGGACATCCAAGATAGCCCAGGAGACCGAGAAGGCTTTCCAGAAGTGGGCGCTAGAGTCTAAATTCTGGCACAAGCTCCACCAGATTATCCGCGCCAAGAAGGTGGACGGCGAGGCGTTCGCGCTGATGACCACGAACAAGAAGCTGCGCAACCCCGTAAAGCTGAACATCGTCCCGATTGAATGCGACATGGTGGAATCCTACTACCTGCAGCCCGACGAAAACGAGATTGACGGCATCCGCTTTGACGAGAACAAGAACCCCATTTCATACCGCGTGCTGAATGCACACCCCGGCGACTATCGCCTCTACCTGAAAAGCAAGGCAGGGACATGGATCGACGCGAAGTATGTCATTCACTTCTTCGCCTGCCTGCGTCCTGGCCAGGTGCGCGGCGTGTCCGAAATCTCCCCGTCACTTTCCCTGTTCGCACAGCTTCGCAGCTACACGACATCCGTACTGGAAGCATCCTGCCGTGCGGCCGAAGTCGCCGGCGTCCTTGAGACTGACCTTGTCCCCGAGACGGAGGACGGGACATGTGCAGCCGAAGTGGAAGCTGGCAGCGTCATGGTTCCCGGCCGTAACAAGATCATCACGACCCCCGAAGGCTGGAAGCTGAACCAGTTCAAAGCCGAACAGCCCACGACCACCTATCCAATGTTCAAGCGCGAGATCATCGGCGAGATGGGCCGCTGCGTCAACCTTCCTCTGAACGTCGCATCCTGCGATTCGTCCGGCTACAACTACGCATCTGGACGCCTCGACCACCAGACCTATGACCGCAACAACGAGACGGAGCGTTTCTTTATCGGTACTGACATTCTGGACCGCGTCTATGAAGCGTTCATAGCCGAGTGGGCGACCTACCGCAAACTGTCTTTTGCCGAGTTACGCGAGATCGAATCAGCGGAATGGTACTTTACTTCGCGTGACCACGTGGATCCGAACAAGGAAGCCACCGCAGATGATACGCGCATCAAGAACGGGACGCTGACCAAGTCGGCGTATTACTCCAAGCGCGGCATGGATTCGACGGTCGAGACCAAGCAATGGCTCAAAGAGCACATCGATATGATGGTCGAATGGAAAAAGATGCTCAAAGAAGCAGGTCTACCAGAGGACACACCGCTACCTGGAAGCGATATTCCGAAACAACCAACGGAGCAAACAAATGCCAACCAAGACACTCAAGACGAAGCCGCAAAATGACGAGAACAACCTGATTGCCTTCGGAGAGGCCTTCATCACAGCGGCAGCAGCCGAAGCCGGACAGCCCGAGAAGAATCCCGCTGTCACGATCAAGGGCTATAACGGCGGCATCATGAACGTCGGCTACTGGGGGCCGGTGGTCATCGACCTGTCCGCGCTGTCGCTTCCGATTTCAGGCAACACGCCGATCCTGTATGCGCATGACACGTCAACCCTTGACAGTATTCTCGGCCAGACGCTCAAGATCGACAATACCGGAAAGGAAGTGAACATCTCCGGTGAAATCATGCTGGTGTCCGATACGTCACGCCAAGTCATGGAACTCTCCAAGAAGGGGTTCAAGTTCCAGGCATCGGTCGGGGTGAAGCCTCTCAAGTATCGCGATGTCGGAAACGACGAAAATATTGATGTGAACGGCCAAATTCTTTACGGCCCGTTCACACTCATTGAAAAAGGACTCATGAAAGAGATTTCGATTGTGCCGCTCGGCGCTGACGGGAGTACGTCAGCGGATATTGCGGCGTCACACAAACCAGAGGAAGGGAGCACTAACATGCCCAAAGATACAACGCCGCAAACCGCCGAGGACATTCGTGCCGCAGCAGTTGCGGAGCAGAATCGCATTGACGCGATTCGCATTGAAGCAAAAGAGCATCCGGCAGTGATGGCCAAGGCTATCGCTGACGGGCTGTCTGTCGAACAGACCAAACTGTTAGTCGTCACGGCAGAGCGCGACGCACTGAAAGCAACCGCCGATCAGGCGAAATTGCAAGAGGGACGTCCGGCCGCTCCGCACATCCATGTGCTCGGCAAGGGCATCAAGGCTGACGAGAAGGTGCTGACATGCGCGGCTGCCATGGGCAGCGGCTTCGGCAACGTCGAGGCGGCTTTCGGTGAAGAGACCTGCAACATGGCGCATGATTTGCGTATCCGTACGCTGTCCGCGCTGGTCAATGCTGGATTGCAGGCCGAAGGCAAGAACGAGCGCGTTGACCGCCATGACCAGGCCGCGTTCATCAAGGCCGCGTTCTCCACAGTCGCGATTCCGAACATCCTGTCGAGTGTCATGCACAAGTATGCCATCAAGGGATACGGTTCGGTAGAGCAGGTGTGGCGCATGATCGCTCAGGTCATCCCTGTCGTAGACTTCAAGACCGTCAACGGCGTGAGTCTCACAGCCGCCGGCCTGTTGAAGAGCCTGGCCAAGGATGGCGAGATCGAGCACATGACCCTCGGCGACGCAACGCGCACCGTGAAGGCCGACACCAAGGCCCGCATGGTCACGATCACGCGCCAGGACATCGTGAATGACGACCTCCGCGTGCTGGCAGAGATGCCGCAGAAGTTCGGCTTCATGGCAGCCCGTACGTTCAATACGGACTTCTGGGCCGCACTGGTCGCAGGCGTTGCTAACTTCTCGTCCGGAATCGGCAACACGACCACAGGAGCGTTGTCCCTGACCA